AGATGGCATTGTTGTATTCAACAATCAGGAAGGTGATCCTGCATCGGCAACAGAAGCATGTTGTGTGCGTTATGGCTATGCATGGAATGGTACTGATTGCTTTGCTAACATAGGCGGTGATATCATTGTACCTGATGATCCGGGCGGTGTGCGCAGAACATTGGCAATACAATCAACAAGTGAGGGATTCAACAACATCATGTCTACGTTTAGATTGGATGCAGCACCAAACGTAACACAATCAGTGTTTGCAGGTCAATTCATCACAACTGATTCAGGCAACAGCAGGTCATTAGCTGTAGGTGATACGCTAACCATTAGCGGTGATGTGCGCGGTGCTGCTGTGTTAGGTAAAAACGTATTGACCAAAACATCCGGATTTCATTTAGGTGGTGGATGGATGACAGATGACAGGACTAATAGCAATGGTCAGGTGCAATCAGGCACGGTGATGTTCAGCGCAAAGGATACATGGAATGCAAGCGGTGATGCAATCGAAATACTGATTGAAGGTATTGCATCCAATAGATTGAATTTACCAAACAATACAGGATGGGCATGCATGCTGATTGTCAACATAGCAACAGACAACATCGCTAACTATGGCTATGGTGTATTCACATTCTACTTAAAGAAAACCACTACCACCAGTGCAAGCGCAGTGAACACTGTTTATACAGCAAACACATTTACAACATTCACTTTGAATGCAAGCATTGATACAGCAACGAATACTGCACAACATCGGTTACGTATTACAGCAACAGGCACAGGATTTCCACACAGCAACATCCGCATTGTGGGTGCATTGCATTACACACAGTTCATCACATGATTGACAAAAAAAATAATAGCATCAGCAACGTAGTTAATTTGCTGCGTTTGGGCATGCCATTACCTGAACATGGAAAATGGTTATGGGAAAAATGGAAAAAAACAGCGTACATTACTACATTATGGATATGGCGTGTAATCGTCGCAGCGTGTTTGCTATACATCACAATTAAAATTATTCAGCATGGCGTTTAAGGTAGTCGGTACATTCGATGTAGATACAGGGAATTCATTACAGGCAACTGATGAGGTGAGCAAAGGCATGCAGACAGCAGCAGGTAGCACTGTTTCATTAAAGAAGGAATTGCGCCAAATGCAGCAAGAGCTTGCATCATTAGATCCAAACAGCAAAGCATTTCAAGAATTATCAATACGTGCTGGTCAGGTAAAAGACCAAATCAATGATGCATCTGAAGCAATACGTGCAAACGCAGGTAGTGCATTTGAGGGTTTAAGCAATAACGCATCATTGTTAGGTGATCGCTTATTGAATTTAGATTTTGAAGGTGTAGCAAGTGCAGCACAGGGATTAGGTGCAAACATCGGGCGATTAGATTTCAAGACATTAGCAGGCGGTGTACAGCAGGCAGGTAGTGCATTTATATCATTGGGTAAATCATTGCTTACTAATCCAATCTTTTTGGTTGGTGCAGCCATTGCAGGAATTGTTGTGTATTGGGATGAACTCACCAATGCATTAGGTATATACAACAAAGAAGCAGCACGCAGCAAACAATTGCAGGAAGATTTAAATGCTGAATTAGCAAATCAAAGCAAGAATGTAGGTACACAGGTTGCACAGGTGGAAGCGTTATTTGATGCTGTTACAAATCAAAATTTGGCAGAAGCAGATCGCAAACAGGCGTTAGAAGATTTGAATACATTGTATCCGGATATCTTCGCTAATCAGGAAATTGATTACAATAATACGGAAGCACTGACAGCTGCGAAAACATCGTTGATTGCAGCTATACAAGCAGAAGCAAAAGCAAATGCTGCGCGTGCATTGCTTGAAAAGGAATACGCAAAGCAATTTGAACTACAGGTAAAATTGCAGGAAAAGCAGAATCAGGTAAATGAAAAAGCTGCTGATTTAGAAAGGACAAAAGGATTTACCAAATCGCAATTTGAAAGTGGTGCAGAAGCAGGTATGACAGGTGTAGCTGCTGCTAATCAATTGGGCAATGCGCAGGATGAATTGAATGCTGTAAATGCAGAAATTGCTAATACACAAAAGAACATACAAGATTTAGAAAAGGCAGTAGGTACATCCATTGTTGATACAGCACACACAACAGCCGAAACAACACGCAAAGCAAATGAAGATAGAATACAATCACACGCGCATACCAATAAAGCTATCGTATCAGAGGAAGATAAATTACAGCAGGAATTAGATAAGATTGCAGAAGAAAACAGGTTAGCGCGATTGTCACAAGATGACCGTGAATTAGAGGAATTCAAAACCAAATATGCTAACCTGCGTACGGAAGCAAAAGGAAATCAACAAAAGCTCACACAGATTGATCAGCTTGAATTTGATGAATTGATGTTGCTATTGGATAAACAAGCAGCTCGTCAGGTTGAATTCGATTTGAAGGAACAGGAAGAAGCACGCAAGCAAGCAGAGATATTAGCACAACAACAAAAAGAAGCAGATGCTAAAGCAGCAGAAGAAAAGCGCAAGCAACAAGAATTGGCTGTATCACTTTTAAGTGATGGAATCAAAAAAGAATTAGCTGAACTCACATTAAAGTATGAAGCGGATTTATTGGCTGCTGGTGATAATGCGGAATTAAAGCGCAAGATTGAAGAAAAATATACTGCGGATATAACAGCCATTGATGATAAATATAGAGATGCACAGCGCAAAAAGGAAGAAGAAGATAGGCAAGCACGCATCAAAGGAATACAGGGGCAATTAGATTTAGCATCGCAAGGTTTTGGTGCGTTGTCTGCATTAGGTGATGTGTACTTTGAGAATCGTAAAAGCAAGCTAAAAGGTGATGAGAAGGCATCAAAGGAATTAGCAGAGAAGCAGTTTAAGTTCAATAAGAAAATGCAATTGGCGGGTGCAATCATTGATGCAGGCAAAGCAATCACGGCATCACTTGCACAGGCACCTGTAGCTATTGGTGCATTGCCTAACCCGGCAGGTATCGCATCACTTGCATTTGCATCGGTTACATCAGCAGCAAACATTGCAAAGATATTAGCTACTAAATTTGATGGCGGTGGTGGTAGTGCAGCAGGTGCAGGTAGTCCATCAATACCCGGTGCAACTGAAGGTGGTGCGCCACAGTTCAATCCACTTGCATCAGCGTTCATAAACAATAGACCGGGGCAATTAGGACCATCACCAGCATACGTGTTAGCAGGTGATGTGACAAGCGCACAGGAAGCACGACATAAAGTACAGGATTTAGCACGACTATAATTACAAAAATGGAAACACAGAGAAAGTTAGTAGAATGCACCATTGACGAAACAGGTCGTTTGGGCATTGTCGCAATGGGATTGGTTGATGTACCTGCTATTGAAGAAAATTGGATAGCACTACAGCACATAAAATTGTCAGCAGTCAATGATGAACGTAGGATGATCTATGGTCCTGCAATGATTCCTGATAAGGAAATACTGCGTGTTGATGCAGGCACGTTAGAAGAATACTATGTTGTATTTCGCAAACCAACAATTGAATCAGTGGCGCATCAATTCTTTCAAAAGAATCTGCACCACAATGCGAACATTGACCACAAATACCCGGTGAATGGTGTTACTGTTGTGGAATCATGGATTAAAGAAGGTGATGCAGATAAAAGCATTGCATTGGGCATGAATGAACTACCTGATGGTACATGGTTCATTGGCGCAAAGGTTGAAGATGACAGTGTATGGAATGATATCAAAGCAGGTAAGGTGCGCGGATTTAGCATCGAAGGTTACTTTAGTGAAGTGAACGTATCAATGGCTGAATGCAATACAAATGAAAAATTATTTTTAGCAGAGATACAAAAGCTGTTTGCTTCTGTTTAGCTTTGTCACTCGTTTGTGTGGAAACTTTGATTTTTGGTTTATGTGTAGTAAGGTGTGGCGATGGCTGCACCTTATTTCTTTTGGAATGATTGCACATATTTACGTTCAGTATCGGATAGAAACCACAATGGATCAATGCCATCTTTGAGTGCATTGCATTTATCCTGCAATATGGAATAGGACCAAATGTTGCGTTCGCTTTTGAAATCAATTAGGTCATGTCTATCAGCGTTATCAATGGCGTGTGGTTTATATCCGCACAATGCTAATCGCATCTCACACGTGTGGTCTAATGATCGCTTTGCATTATCAGGAAATAGACCAACATATCTACCTGCTTCTATCAGCTTTGCGTAATGATACCCGACTAAATAACGTGCAGCATCAACAGGCATCCATTTCTTTTCGCCTTTTTTGAGCAGCATGTATCCATCATCGTAATCACGTGTGATTTCCACGTGTGATGTGTATGCTGTTGCTTCCAATGCTTCATTACTAATCATGCGACCAGCACCAATCAATTTGTCAATTGAGAATTTGTATGTGTGTTGCATTGCCTTGCCACTGCACAGCTCGTAATACACATTGCTTTTTAATCCAACGTGATGCGCACCTAACATCACACGTTCAACAGCTTGATCAAAGTATGTTGTACTAATGCAATCATCATCACCTATTATCATGTAGCAATCAGCATCTGTCCAAACATGCGCGTGCAATACAGCAGCATTCCATTTTTTGCCCGGTATGTTTTCAATTGTTAGTACATGCTCACAGTAATCACTGCTTAATTGGTAATCTTCATTTTCAGTAACAGCAGCAACCACTTGTATGCGATGATATGATTTACTGCGCAAGCGATCAATACAATTAAATGCAATGCGTGATACATCAGGTCTATTATTCAGGCATGTGATAATGGTGACATCCATAACTTATATGAAATTATTTGCTTGATATGTTAACGCATGGGTAATGCATGCGAATGCACTACAATAATACATAACAATAAATAGCTATGAACATAAAAGAAAACTTGAAAGCTATTTTCCAAAAGTTCAACATCAATCCGGAAGTGCATGGTGTGCAGTTCAGTGATGATTCAGCTGATGCTGTTGCAGAAATCAAATTGTCTGCATCAGGTAAGTTAGCAGATGGCACTGAAATCTACAGCACAGCAGATGCATGGGGCGTTGGTGTTGATGTATTTACAAAAGATGCTGATGGCAATCCTGTTGCTTTGGTTGAAGGTGAATACACACTGGAAGATGGCAGCACTATCAGCGTAGGTGCTGATGGAATGATTGCGGAAATCATGCCTGCGGAAGCAGCAAAGGAAGAAATGAGCAGCGATGATTTATTGGCTGTGATTGATTCTTTGTCGAATCGTGTTTCTGCATTGGAATCAGAGCGCACTGAATTGTCTGCACAGCTTGCTGATGCAACACAAAGCAAAGATGCAGTGACCACTGAATTGGCTAACACCAAAACTGAATTGAGCGCATTGAAGAAAGCACCAGCTGCACCATCAGTACGTGAAAATTTTAATCGTGTTGCAGTTCGTGAAGCAGTAAAAAAAGAAAGCGTGAGCGAAATGATGGAACGCCTGCGCAGTAATAAGTAATCTCATCACCAATTAAATATATCAAATAAAAAATGGCAACTACATTATCACTCACCACCACATATGCAGGTGAATTGGCAGGTGAGATCGTGAAGAAGGCGTTATTGCAGAACACATCCATGCAATACGTTAACCTGCGTGAAAACATCCCATACAAATCAGTGGTACGTAAGATTGATGACACAGTAACATTCGCTGCTGGCACATGTGATTTCACACCAACAGGAACAGTTACACTCACAGAGCGTATACTAACACTTGAAGAATTCCAAGTACAACGCCAAATCTGTAAAAAAGATTTCTTTGGCGATTGGTCATCTGCTGATGTTATGTCAGGTCGTGTGAATACACAAATCCAAGATGCAATCATCGAGCGTTTGGTGAACGGTATTGCTGCAAATCTTGAAACAGTAATGTGGACAGGTGTAAATGCTACCACAGGTCAATTCGATGGATTCAACACCATCATTGATGCCAACGCAGGAAGTGATATCAACTTTGTTGCATCACCTGTAGCATTGACATCAGGCAACATCCTCGACAAAATTTGGTTGTTGATTGCTAAATGTCCAACAGCGGTTAAAGGTGCTGCTGAAAAGCCATTGATCTACATGAGCCAAACTACATTTGAATTGTATATGCAAGCTCAAATCGCAGCAGGCAATGGATGGTATGCAACATCTGGTCCTGAAGTAGCACGCAGATTCGTTGGTATGTACGAAATCGCAGTATGCCCCGGTATGCCTGCGAACACTATGTACATGGTTCAAAAATCTAACTTGCACTTTGGTACATGGTTGACCAATGACATGAATGATGTATCTATCATCGACATGACACCACTTGATGGCTCACAGAATGTACGTTACGGCGCACGTTTCTATTTGGGTGCACAGATTGCAGTAACTGCTGATGTTGCAGCATACGGACCTGGTCTATCTTAATAACAAATAATCAAACCACTGCATGCATTCACGTGTGTGCAGTGGTTTTCACCAATTAAAAATTTACAACTATGCCATGTAGTTTGACGAAGGGCTATACATTAGATTGCCTCGAAGGTATCGGCGGTGTTAAAGAGGTCTTTATTGCTAACTGGGATGATTTCGCAGCAGGCATTGCATTCGATAACACCACAGGTGAAATTGAAACATTGCCCACAGCAACAATTTTCCGTTATGTACCATTCCGTTCATCTGCTTCGTACATCGAAACACCACAGAAGAACATTGAAAACGGTACATTGTACTTTGAACAAAAAGTAGGTTGGACATTCGGTAAATTGTCGCAAGACAAGCGTAATGAATTCTTGAATCTTGCTAAAGCTAAATGCATCATTTTTGTTCGTACATATGATGATCAAATTTTGTGTGTTGGTTTAGGTGCTGGTGCATGGATGACTGAAGGATCAGTACAATCAGGTCAGCAAAAAGCTGATTTGATGGGTTACATGGTCACATTCACAGCCGAAGAACTTGAACCAGCTGTGCATTTGGAAGCATACAGCAGCGTGCCATTCGACAATTTCGGTGACATTACTGTTGATCCTGCTTACTAATAGCTTGTTCAATAATCACTAAAAAGGGCAGGTATAACGCCTGCTCTTTTTTTTAATTTAGTAAACCAATGATATATCTAATTACAGATACAGCAAATCAAACCGTGCGCTTGTCATTGGATGAAGGTCGTCAGTATTACGCAACAGCGTTTACTGATTACCTGATTGTATTAACGCACGAAGAAAACAGCACAGTGGGTAATGAATTGGCACAGGTTGCTACCATTGTCGCAGAAAATAGAAGATACACGCAGCTTACCATTACCACAGATACACTAACATTAGCCGGGCGTTACCGTTATGAAGTGTATGGACAAAATTCAGCAGTCAACACTGATCCAACAAATGCATCGGTAGTAGGATTGATTGAACGCGGAACAGCTGTACTAACAAATAATACAACGTATTACGATGTCGCAGACAACACAATCGAAGATGACATTATCTACCACTGATGCAAAGCCATTGCCATCTGATGTAATGCATTTACAGATGGCTGCTTATTCACCTGTCGCAGATTCCGAAAAGGTTGATCGCAAAGGATGGGTGAATTTTGGTGATGACAATTTATTTCCAATGTACCTACGTGAATTGTCGCAGACATCACCTACACATGGTGCATTGATTAAGGCAATCGGTGATATGATTGCAGGCAAAGGTGTATCATCAGAGCAATACCAAAATGAACTTGATGCATTGTACATTGATACTGTTGTGTATGGTTGCGCGCATGATTACAAATTGCATGGTGGATTTTACATTGAAGTGATTTGGTCAAATGATCGCAGCGTGATTAGTAAAATCAATCACATTCCATTTGAAGAATGCCGTATTGCTGTGGATCAAGATGACGAATCAGAAGTGGGTGTATATCATTCGCCTGATTGGTCTAACCTGCGTAAGAAAAAAAATGCACCAGCGTTCATTCCAAAGTTCAATCCACTCACAAAGATGGAGCATCCGGTGCAGGTGTATTGGTGTTTCACTTATACAGGTAGTCAAATCTATCCACGACCTGATTATTGGTCTGCAGTGAATGCGATTGAAACAGATAGATTGATTTCTATATTCCAATGCAATTTGTTGAGCAATGGAATGTTTCCAAGCACTGTAGTAAATTTCTATAATGGTCAGGCAACACCTGAACAAAAGATGGCATTGATGCGTGATTGGGAAAACAAGCTGACAGGTGCAAGCAATGCAGCAAAGGTGATGTTCTTTTTCAATGAACGTGAAGCTCAAAAAACAGAAATCGAAGCGTTTCCGATTAGCGATTTGGACAAGCAATTTGACATGATCAATTCGCAAACGCAGGAGAAGATAATTACAGCGCATCGTATTGTTACACCATTGCTTGTTGGATTACGTAGTGGCACTGGCTTTGGCAGCAACAAAGATGAGATGGCAACAGGTTTGGAAATCCTGACTAATCAGGTGATTGAACCTGCACAACGCAAAATCAGTGATGCATTGGTGTACATATTAGGTGAGCAAATGCCGAATCTATCATTCAATATCAAACCAAACACACCACTAACAACACAGCAGGCAACAGAAGCAACAATAGATAGTGGTGCAACAGATGTAGCAGCAACAGCATTGAATGGTGCGCAAATTACATCGCTCGTTGATATCGTAATGCAAGCAGCATCAGACATGTTACCCGTATCATCAGCAAAAGCGGTAGTGCGTGCAGCATTTCCAACGTTGTCTACTGCACAGGTGGATGAAATCTTTAAAGATGTGCAGCCCGGAAGCATTACACCATCACAGATTCAGCAGTCATTGTATAAAAAAAAAGTAGATGAAGCATTCGATGATGATGCAGTAGCTGATGCACTCATTGAATTAGGCGAAGATGCGCAAGAAGATTGGGTTTTAATTGATGAATACGAGGTGGATTACGAACATGATGATGAAGATGATGCGCGTATCATGTCGCATAACTTTGTAAGTACAGGAACAGCACGACCAAATGCGAAATCAGAGCAGGACAAAACCATCGAACAGGTGAAGTTCTATACACGCTACAAATACGATGGTAAAATCAACGCTAACACGCGCAAATTCTGCATCAAAATGTTAGATGCTGATAAGCTATATCGCAAAGAAGATATCATGCAGATGGGCAATAGGATTGTGAATGAAGGATGGGGACCACGCGGTGCAAATACGTACAGCATTTGGCTGTATAAAGGCGGTGGAAATTGTCACCATGTTTGGAAAAAACAAGTGTATGCAAGCGCAAAAGGATTTGGATTGGATTTATCTAATCCTGATGTGAAACAAGCATTGGATGTGCGTGTAAAAAAAGCAGGATATAAAACACGCAATAATCCAAAGGTGGCACAACGCCCGATTGATATGCCTTACAATGGCTTCTTACCTGATAATCCACGATTCGGTAAATAAAAAAACACAGACAAATGGCAGAAGTATTATTCATCAACGAAAATTACATAAAGAAATACACCACCATCAATGGTGCTGTTGATCCTAATCTATTGTACCCGGCAATCTACCTATCACAAGATAGATGGGTTGGTCCATTTTTGGGTGATGACCTATTGAATAAATTGAAATCAGATGTCGCGAATAATACTGTTGCTGGCAATTATCTCATATTGCTCGAAGATTACGTACAGAAAGCTGTGCTGTGGTGGACAATGGTTGAAGTCCTGCCTAACCTTACTTATAAAATAGACAATGGATCATTGGTGCAGCGAATCAGCGAAGATGTTCAGGTGATTGGTAATAACACCATGAGTGATTTTATTGATCGTGCAAAAGCGAATGCTGAATACTACACAACGCGATTGGTTGAATACCTATGTGCCAATAGCCATTTGTTTGTTGAATATAGCAGCAACGTTTACCCGGAGCGTTCACCACGTACTGATGTGATGAATTTGCAAAATTACATCTTCACAAGTGGTAACACAGCCACATCATTTAGACCACAGACATACACAAATCTATTACGTAAATTACCATTATGAGCGTTGATCGCAAACAACTAAAAAAGGAATACACACAGCGATTAAAAGATTATGAAAGGGCAATGTTGCAGGCATTAAAATCACATGCAAATTCTACATTTAAAAAAAGGAATGCAGATAGCACTGATAACAATAGCAGATGAACATTACGTGCGCGTAGGTAACACGTTGCCCACTGCACCATTCGTTGACATGGATGGTGAAGTATGGGAAGCAAACAATGTTGATGTGTATCTGTGTGCAGAAAGCGAAGATTTACTAACTGATCCATCGTACAATTTGCGTGATATACACAACTACCTGTATGCGCTCGTGTGCGATGATTTACCTGATTACTTAATTCAATCACCATCTAACAATTGACATGAAATTCATTGACGCAATTATTCATTGGTTATCTGATTGGTCACTATACATCACCAGCATCATGATTGGTGTTACTGCAAAAATCAGTTACGAGATACGCAGTGGTCGCAATCT